TGAGGTAGGCGATACAATTTATCATAAATTCCCATCGCGTGAGTTTGCAACGGGCATCCCGGCGACACTTGAGGACACCCCGGTGGTTGTCGTTTATGAAGATGACAGCACAACAGAGATCACGGCAGGTATAACCCTAGTTGTTGATTTTGACAGCATAACCGGATTAAACCATCTTACTATCGTGGCAACAGGCGGCAACGGGTTCCAGTCTGGCAGCTTTTATGAGGCGGTTATTTCTGCCGGTGAGGTAAGCGGCGTCAGTGTTATTGGTGAGACGGCTTTTAAGTTTAGTTTAGATGCGAGTGCAGCGGCCAAAGACTTAGCAAATGGTACTGATGGGCTGGGCGCACTTGATGACAAGCTAGACACTATACTTATCAATCAAGAAAGCCAAAACCCAGTTGAGCAAGGTCGCACATCTGACGTGGTGACGACTGGAACACAGACAGGCACATCGGCTAATACTCTGCTGCAAGACGGGACTCTTTGGACACTAACATCCGTTGCTGGTGGTATAGATGCGGAGCTTATCTTTAATATCGGCACTGATTCCGAAATACCCTCAAGCCTTAGCATGGTGGCCAATTTTGATTCGGGTAAGGGCCGCGTACTGCAAATCCAAGCGTTTAATTTTAACCAAAACGCATACGAAAATAGAGGGGGAGTGCAAAACACTGCAAGCTCTTTAAACGACATCACATTAGGCTTAACAGATAGTCATGTTAGGCGTGGTCAAGCAGGAACGCCCGGTGTTGATGGTGATGTGAGGATACGGTTCCTTTATGATTTGACCGTATCCGGCAAAGTGGCCGCTGGCGATGATTGGAATATAGATGTTACCCATGTTAACTGGATTAAATCCGGTGTAACTCTGGGCGACTTCTTAGACGTGTTAAACAATGCAAACCCTCAACGAAATTACGGCCTAGCCGCGATTACAATCGACACTGAAAACGGGGTTCCCGGCACTGATATAGGGCTAAACGGAACGCCGGGTAACCCCTCAAACAATCTTGTGGATGCTAGGATATTAGCGGATGCTCTAGGATTTAATAGATATGTCCTTGAGGGATTTACCACAGCCCTAACACTTGATCAAAATTACGACAATTGGCAGTTTGTATCTGTCGTATTCGGCGGAACGGTCAACGGAAATGGGCAGTCAACAGACGGGGCTGTATTCCTAAATATGCAGTTGGAGGGTGTGTTTGTAGGTGAAATTGACGCAACACAATGTTCATTAAAGGGGCTCACTACGGAGGGGTTTTTCCAACTGTGTACACTCCCTCAAAATCCGAGCGTTACATTAACAGGTAATTCTAATTTCAGGGATTGTGACAGTACGCTGCCCGGCATTGGTAATCCCGGCATAGATGCAAATAATGTCGTTGGGCTTAGCTTGTCATTTACTAAATACGCTGGAGGTCTTGATCTATCTAATCTTGATGACGCTGCAAATGTGACAGTAAGTGGTCGAGGTTCATTAGCGCTAACAGATGCGGCTACAACTGCTACAGTAATTGTAAGCGGTCAAATGAGATTAACCGGGTCACTGCCAACAGGTATTGTATTGATCGATGCTGCAAGAATTGACACTGGGCAGCTCGGCATACCGCAAACTGGCGACAACTTTGTAAGAATCGGGCCACCGGTTGCAGCTGATATATCTACTGATATAGCAAACGTTCAAACCTCGGTAGGCCTCATTTCATCGGGATCTAGCGCAATTAGTATTCAAGCCGAAAGTTACGTACTAACAACAGGTGTTCAATCTAGCGGTACATTCTCCGACACTGCCACAATTGATGGTGTTTATCACGAACATACTGATACGGCTGGCGCTATCGATATCTATTATCAATTTGATGTGACGGGAAACGGCACAGCCTCTAGTACGCAAATAGACGTGAGAATCAACGGCAGTAATGACGCTGTGACTGTTTACGCATTTGATTGGGGCGGCGCATCTTGGGATGTTGTCGATTCACTAGCAGGTACAAACGGTTCTACAGATACGTCACTAACACCTGATTTACTCGTAAGGCATACGGGAACGGGTATTAATCTAGGAAAAGTAAGAATTAGATTTGAAGGCACGGGACTTACTTCGGCAACATTAAGAGTCGATCGAATTATCACGTCTTACGCTGTTGTGTTCCAGTCTGTGGGTTATGCAGATGGCTCAGTATGGATAGACACTCTAACCGGGACTTCTGGCACCGCCTCATTTGTTAATGGCACCGCCGACAACCCTGTGGATAACTTAGCGGACGCGATCACCATTGCGTCTAACGTTGGACTTCATAGATTCCATGTAATTAATGGATCAACAATAACGTGGCTGGAATCGCACGACAATGAGTCTTGGCAGGGCGATAATTGGACATTAGAGTTAGGCGGGCAAAGTTGTTCTGCTTCGATTATTGAGGGTTCCACAGTTTCAGGCATATGCACAGGAGTGTCATTCCCTAGATTTGAACATTGCACATTTTTTAACACAACAGTTCCACCCTGTAAAATAAACAGCAATAGCGGATTTGCTACAACATTAACACTGGGCTCCCCTGGCGATTACGGATTAATTAACTGTGATTCTCTCGTTGCTGGCTCAGGCGCTCCAACTATTGATCTTGGGGCAGCTGTTGGAGCAATAAACTTGTCTATTAGAGGGTGGCAGGGCGGAATTACACTCACGAATATGCAGGCCGGAGACGTTGTAACTCTTGAGGGAATTGGCGGAACGGTCACATTGAATGGAACAGGTGGGTCCATAAACATACGCGGCATTTTCGAGCGTCGTGTAGACAATAGCGGCGGCGCTATCGATATTACAGAATTGGCTAATATTAACCGTCCCGGCCTTCAGGGGTATGTTGACGGACAGGTATTTCTTAATACTAATGGTAGTAATACTGAGACAGTGCCTTACGTGGATGGAACCAGCGATCAAGCAGTAAGTACTATTGCATCGGCTAGAATTATTGCTGATTCGGTCGGTGAAGGATTGCAGGCCTACAGACTTAAAGAAGGATCGTTAATATCATTAGATGAGGCGTATACAGATTGGTCATTTACCGGGCCGGGTGGGACAGTGCTTCTTAACGGTCAGGATGTCGCAGGATCACGGTTTACAAATCTTACAGTCGCAGGGGATACAGGCACTCCAAGCACAGCAAGGCCTTTAGCGTTTAAAGAAACAGTCATGGCTAACGTCACAGTAAGAGCTACAGTGGCCTACTTGAACGTTGTGATTGACAGCACATTGACGATAGCAACACCTGACATACAGGTTTTCTTGACTGTATTATTTGCTAGAAACTGTGTGTTAGATTTTGATGACGCAGCAGTAGTTGCCCAAATATCCGGCATGAGTGGCGAAGTAGATTTTCAAAATATGGTATCTGGGAACGTAGCGGGCGTGTACGGGGATGGTGTTATTACTATAAATGCTAACTGTACAGGCGGCACACTCTTATACGCTGGTGATATTGATGTCATTGATAATTCAGGTGGAGCAGTTACGATCACTCAAGGATTGATAGCTAATATTTTTGATGATACAAACACAACTTTACCAGCTCAGATAAGCGGATTGTCTATTACGAAGAATCAAGCGTTCTCTAACTTTGAATTCCTGATGGTTCTTGCTAGTGATCATGTAACCCCGGCAACAGGTCTAACAGTAACAGGGCAGAAGAGCATTAACGGTGGTGCGTTCTCAGGTGTGAGCGGCACGATTGCAGAAGTAAGTAATGGAATATATCAATTTGACGCATTGGCCGCTGATACAAACGGTGATGTAATTACTTGGCGCTTTATCTCAGGCACTGCTGACGATACTTTCATTACGTTCCAGACTGTCACATGATTAATTGGCGAGGCGGTAAGGCAGGTTTTGTAGGGGGCATAAAGTATGCAATTAGAGGCATATTTCAAACCATACATAGCGCAACATCGGCAATAACTGTAACCCCCGGCCTTCCTTTTGGGTCAGTAAGCACTATCAATGGAGACACTACAGGCTCTATATCGTCAATATCTACAGCGATATCTGCGAGCATTAGCCTAATAGAGCAGGACTTTGGCTCAGTAAGTGCAATAAGTGATGGGCAGACAGGATCAAAATCAAGCATTAGAAGCGGGCCAACTGGCAGCGAGAGTAAAATGATATGACTATAAGAGATGGCGAAATAGGTAGGGATTACTTTGTGTCTACTACTTTCGATCTAAGCGCATTCACCGAGTTGACCATAAGGTTCACTAGTCCGGATGGCACGATAAGCTTTAGCAAGACAACGGCCGATGGTGTATCAGCTCCAGCCGTACCAAGCCCCGCTATACCTGATTTGGGGATATTGCCCGCTAGCACTTATATGAAATACACAACGGACGGCACAGAGTTTATTGCTGGCGGAACCCCTGGCGGCAAAGGCGATTGGACGGTATGCACTGAATATCAAGACGCTACACCAAAGCTATTCTATGGCGATGACACTACGCTAATCGTAGGAGAGTCGTGCACCTAACACCCTTCAATGGAGTTATCTTTATGCGAATAAGGTTAAGACTGCGAAAGAATCTAAGGTCAAGACAGCGAAACACAAGAAACTACCAACGAAGATTACGAGCAAGAAGCCAAAAAGATAAGGAGCTAAAGTAATGCAACATAAACTACCCGGTCGCGGTGGACGCACAAAAACGAACAAGGCGAAAAATAAATCAAGAAAGGGAGTTCCCGCCAAAAAGAAGAAAACGATGACAGGTAAGAATAAAAGCTACTAATGTTATATAATAACCCTATTAACGGGTTAATTATGGGTTACATATGGCTAGATCATCTACAACATTTAGTGGAGAAAACCCCCCTCCAAAGCGCGGTAAGGCCGAGAGAACAAAGATACTAGAGGCCTTAAAGCGCGCAGGGAAAACTGAGAACGGGTTTTATGATCACCTTATAGAAAGGGCTTTAGACCCTGAAGACACCTTTGCTCTACGTGAAGTACTTAATAGATTCTCCCCCCTAAAAAAATCAGTTATGCCAGACGTTGAATTTAACTTCAATGCTGCCGGAACCCCTGTGCAGCAAGTAACACAACTCCTAGACGCCGCAAGTAACGGTGATATTCCCCCTGATGTAGCAAGTATGCTTATCGTCGCAATCAAAAGCGCTATAGAGATCGAGGTTAATACTGAGCTTAAGGCACGTATAGAAAAGCTAGAGCTTATGCTGAATGCTTAACCTCGCTAGACGATTAGATGCTATAGAGCCTTTAGCACAAGCTGCATCTGGAAACTTAGAGCCTTCTGTGTATGGAATTATAGATAGGGTTGATAATATCGATGGCAAGCTAGTATCTAATGTTATCCGGGCGTGGAAGGGTGACATTGGAAGCATGGTGCCTACAGATGATGAGCCTACCGTATTGTTAATAGAAAAGCTTGAGCCTTTCATTCTCAAGAACAAGAAGTACAAATGCTTGTTTGGTGGCCGAGGTGGGACAAAGACTAGATTTGCTCAGAATGTACTAGCTGCCAATGTTCATTCGCATGGTAGCAAGGTGTATGTACTTAGGGAGCGAATGACCTCGTTAAAGGAGTCTGTATTTTCAGGCATAGAGTCAACGATAGCCAAGATGGAGCTGGGCGGATTTCTGTCAGTGCCGTCTAAATGGGAGATTAGGAATGGTAACCGGGGTAAGTTCGTATTCGGTGGGATGAAAAATATTTTGGATATGAAGGGAACCTCAGACTTTAAGCATTTCTTAATGGAGGAAGCTGAAGACGCCAAGCAGAAGACTATTGATACGCTTGGCCCAACATTGAGAGATATGCCCGGCGCTACCCTTTGGTATTTATGGAACACTGGCAGCTCGCAAGATGCCATGAGTCATGAATTTATATCACCTTATCAAGCCGAATTAGACAAGTACGGTATCTATGAGGACAAGTACCACTTAATTGTTAAGCTGACATACGAGGATAATCCTTGGTTCAAGCATGATGAATCACTAACTAATGAGGTCGAAAAGGATCAAATCAAAGTGGATAAGGGAATCATGAGTCAATCAAGATTTGACGGTATATGGCTTGGCAAGTTTAACGATGATATTTCATCTTCTGTCATACATGAAGATTGGTTCAAGTCCTGCATAGACGCTCATAAGGTATTAGGGTTCGAGGCTAAAGGCGCTATTACTGTTGGCGGTGATCCTTCTGATGTGGGCAAAGATCCATTCGGCTATGCTGCTAGAAAAGGCGTGGTCTTTTATGACATTGATGAGATAGAAGGCGAGAACGGTAACCGCAAAATGGATGAAGCCTGTAAGAGGGCCATTCTAGGCGGCTGCGATACGTTTATATACGATGCTGATGGATTGGGCGCAACACTTAGAGATAATGTGGCTACTGCTTTTAGTGGCAAGAAAGTTAAGATCGTGGCATATAAGGGCTCGACTGAAGTCCACCATCCAGAAGCCCAATTCAAGAGCGTCACAGCTAACCTAGACAGACAAACCGATAACCTTAAGAACAAGGACGCGCTTAGGAATAAAAAGGCTCAGAACATCATAGGCTTAGCCGAGAGAATCTACAGAACACATGAAGCAGTAACAGACCCCACTAAGCGATATCAAGACCACGACACATTGATAAGCTTTGACTCAGCTTCAATCAAGCCTGAAATGATGGAGAAGCTGAAAGCAGAAGCATGTAAGACACCCATTAAACCGGGCTCAACAGTCAATTTCTACACTAAAGAGGAGCTGCGAAAAGGTGTGCTAATGCCAGACGGCAATCGTATCTCTATACCCTCTCCCAACCTATTTGATGCCGTCGTGCTTAGTTTTGATTACGCTGGTATAATAAATAATAACGTGATAGATAAGACCCATCGGCCAAGACCACGAAAGATAATGCAGAGGCGCTAAATGCAGTACGAAAAGCTTACGTTAGAAGATCTAAAAAAACTGCACGATAAGGCCTATCAGAGTGGGTACGATACGAGATTAAAAGCCGCCGATGATATGTTGTTTGCTTACATTTCTCAGTGGGACGACACATACCTACAAGAGTCAGATATAGGCTTTCGAGGTGAGTTTAATATATGCCGCAAAGCCACACGCCAAATACTCACAGATCTAGTCCTAAACCCTGTACAAGTTGATTTCGATCCTATTGATGACACTAATGACAGTGCTGCTGATTTAATCGACGGCATGTATCGCTCTGATATGCGCAACAACACAGCGCAAGAGGCCAAGCAGAACGCTAGTCAAGAAACTGTCGTGTGTGGTGTGGGTGCATGGGAGCTGCGAGCAGAGTACAAGACCAATCGAGCTGGTGATGATCGTCAAGTTATTCGACGCTATCCTTTGTTCGAAGCTAACAACAATGTTATGTGGGACCCTAACGCTAAGCTTAAAGATAAATCAGATGCTAACTATGTAAGCTGTTTGGTAAGTTACTCTGAGGATGGCTACAAAGATCTAGTTCACGAGCTAACCGGCCGTGATATGGACGATATCAAGTCTGGCAACGCTGGCGACTCATTCAAATCGCCTGAAATTAGCTATGTATTCCCCTGGATATCTGAATCAAACAAGATCTATGTCACTCGCTTTTACCATCGCGTAAAGCGGGACATTAAGTACTACACATTTACCGACATGTTTGGCGCATCAAAAACTATCTCTGAATTAGACATGGACGATCATGAAGACGAGATGGCGGAAGGCTCCTACGAGCTAACAAATGAGCGAACGGTTAAGCGTTATGTTGTAACAAAATATATTGCGTCTGGTGATGAGATTCTAGAAGAATCTATTATCCCCGGTGAGCATATTCCTGTTATTCCACAGTATGGAGAGCGGGCACACATTGAAGGCGAGGAGCATTACGAAGGAATCATTCGCTTAGCTAAAGATCCACAGCGTTTACGTAACTTCCAAATGTCCTACCTTGCTGACATTGTATCAATGAGCCCAAGAGAAAAGCCCATCTTTACAGCTGAGCAGATCCAAGGCTTTGAGGACATGTATGAGATTGCGGGTTCTGATAACAATCTGCCCTACACTCTACAAAATGCTAACGATGCTAACGGAAATCCTTTGCCTGTTGGCCCGGTAGGATACATCAAGGCACCCGAAGTTCCACCAGCTCTAATGATGAGCATGCAGGAAACTAGAGCCGCTGTAGATGACGTTGCCGGTGCTGGCTTACCTGCCGATATCACAGACACAGATTTGAGCGGTAAAGCCATTCAGTCTATGCAAAAACGCTTAGACATGCAGAGCTATACTTACCAAGACAATCACAAGCATGCAGTACGTCGAGATGGTGAGGTATACGCCTCAATGGCTCGTGACGTGTATGACTCAGAGCAAGAGGTAGCGCTAGTTAAGGTTGACGGAACACGCACTAAAGAAATGATCAATAGCTCTGAAATGAACTATGACACGATGAATACTCGCACTATCAACGATGTTACATCTATGACGTTTGATGTTTACGCAGATATCGGCCCAAGCTTCGAGTCAGTCAAAGAGCAGAACAAAGAGGAATTGAAGGAGCTGATTAATGGTTCTATGCCCGGATCACCTGAGTACACCATGTTAATGAACACTTACCTTACATTGGTAGACGGTTCGCTATTCAAGGATCTTAGAGATTACGGCCGCAAGCAATTAATCTTAGCTGGTGTTAAACCACCTGAGACTGATGAAGAAAAAGCCATGATGGATCAAGCCGCACAAGAGAAGGATAATCAGCAAGATCCTCTAATGCTGGAAGGTCAGGCTAGAATGATGGAAGGCGAGGCAGCACTACAAGACAAAGTTAACGATGCCAATAAGATTGCAGTGGATGAATTTGAAGCCGAAACAGGCCGCCAGAAAGTACAAATTCAAGCGGCTGAAGCTGGCGTTAAGATTAGAGATACTCAAGTTAGTACGGTTGGCAAGCAGATAGACAACACCCTGAAATTACGAGGTGCTGTGGGTTAGTAGGTAGTTTTTTTCTGCCCGACGACGGCGATGATATCGCCATGAGTTGTACGCTTCTATCGGAGTCTTTCCGCCTACATTAATGGTTGAGGACGTGCAGGCCCATCTTTTTGAAGGTTGGTGCCACTGTATGTGGGGCTTACTTATCATCATTATCGATATCCATGAACGTCAACTCTACAGCGTCGCAGTCCCTTGTCATAGCTTGGTACATCTTGCAGTATTGCTGCCACCCGGCCTTCCGTACAGCTGTAGAGACTCCTCCAATAGGTCGCCACCCATCCTTGATGGCTTCGTTCACGGAATGGTCAAGGCTCCTCGGGCAATCGTTTGATATAACTCTATATTCAATCATAGTATTGGCACCATCACTCTCTGTATAAGGCAGGCCATTTGCGCCGCTTCTACAATTCTACGCTCAGTGCGCCTGTAGGCCTCATTCCTCATTTTGCCCTCATTCTTTTGCTTTATGTGTTCGCTCTCTAGCTTTAAAATCCATAGCGTTCTTTCGTGTTTATTCACTATATTCACCATCAAATACATTATCGAAATCTTTTGCCATCTTTAGTACGACTTTCTCCTTAAGCTCTCTAATCTCCTTAGCCTGAGACATAACTATATCGCTTATTCTCTGAGCGTATGGGCCGATAGCATAGACAGCCTCGCCATTGATATCGCCTAATAGTATCCTGCTTGTTTTAACTGGCATCGTCTTTCCACTCCTTATAGTCGTTATCTAGCGAGGCTGGAGTAGACATTCTGTAGTGAATGTCTAGCTTTGATTCTGGGGGAGCTTGGGCAAACATTGGCCCTGCTGATCCCGCCCTCATTGCTTGCTCGGCTCCTAGAGCTGCTGCCTGATCCTGTCCGCAATAAGTTGCGGCCATTTGTTCCCGCCTAAAGGCATTCCCTGCTGGGCCTGCCGCGCCCTGTAAGAACTGCCCAATTCCGAAAAGCCCGTCATGCATCCTTTTCACCAGTCATAACTTCATACTTGTGCTTGTATAGATCCACCTTAATTTGCGCCTCTTGTCTAACATTACGCATGGTTATCTTGAGGGCTTCCATTTCCTGTGTGTGCACGTTCTTAGCGCTTGATAGTGTGTATTCAGAAGCATCAAGTCTTTTCAATAGTGCCGTCTCTTTATCTACAAGGGCCTCGCACTCTTTCTTATTGAGCGGTGACTTAATGTATTCGAACCACTTTGTTACAACCTTATTCACAAGCCATATAGCAGCCCAGAATGTGAATATGATCTTTAGCAGCTTGTAGGCGATAAAGCCCAACATTGCCCATATACCTACACCGCTTAGGTCTCCAATTATTTGCTTTACTATTTCCAGCTCGTCTAGATTAATCATTGCCTTCTTCCCCGTTAGTTGAATCCTCACCTCTTTCGAATGCCGTTTCGCCAACCGTCTCGATTGTGGAATCGCCAAAACTATAAAGCGGCGTTAGCTCACCCTCCTTCAGCTCCCCTTGGTGATATATTCCATCATTATCAACAACCACGTCCCCGCACACTGTTACAGAGCCCTTCAATGGGTCTCTAGGTCTTGCGGTCAGCTCAAACACTAACCCCTTATATCTATCGTTGTTAATAATAACCGTATGGCCTGTGGCGGCCTCAAGGTATGCCTTGGCAGTGTGTTTTTGTCTAAAGTCTTTTGCTGTATAGGTACACATTACTCTAACTCCTCTGGTGATTCTGGTGACTGCAAAAGGGACTCTAACACTGCTTTTAATTCTTATCAATAGTAAAATCACATTACCGATGCTTTACGGGAAAATAGAGCGCACCTACGTATGGGTACATGCGGATTATCGTTGACACGACGAGGAATATTAAGTGGAAAGTTTATCTCTGAAAGAGCTGAAAGCAGAAAACGCTGACGTAGTTGAGGAAGGCAAGGTGGTTGAAAAGGTTATCAATCCCGAAGTAGAGCCTACTAATGACGAAGCAGCAAGTGAGCCCGAAGCGGAGCAGGCCGAAGTAGTAACAGAGCCTACCGAAGAAGAAACACCAGAAGCTTGGATGCAAACCGAGGAAGCAGAGAACTCGGAAGATGACCAGAAAGGCGGATTTGTCCCTAACCATGCAGTAGCTTCAGTAAGGCGCAAACTAAAAGCCAAGCTTGGAGTAGTGAAGGATGAAAACGAGGCTTTAAAGGCTAGGATTGAAGCGCTAGAGGCAAGCGGAAATGTAGCAACGCCAAGTCAAGTATCAGCCCGACCAAAACGGGAAGACTTTGACTTCGACGACGAAGCATATGACGTAGCAGTTGATGACTGGAATGACAAGAAGATCGATGCAAGATTTGCGACTCATAGCCAGAATACTCAGCAGCAAGACCAAGCGAACAAAACTCAGTCTGCATTAAAGCTAGCTATAGACGGTCATTACGATAGGGCGAACAAGCTGGTCGAATCCGGCAAGGTCACAGAAGAGGCGTACTTGGGAGCTGATAGTTTAGTACGGCAAACCATGGACACTATATTCCCCGGCCAAGGCGATTCAGTCACAGACAGCCTTATTAATACACTTAGTCAAACTGGAGAGGATAGCGACAAGGTGATGTTCCAGCTGGGGGTTAACCCTGCAAAGCTTGGTAGACTTAAAGCCTTAATGCAAAGTGATCCAAGTGGATTATCAGCAGCGGCATTTTTGGGCTCACTACAGTCAAGCATAACCTCTCCGAATAAAAGAAAAAGCACAACACCCAAGCCAGCATCTAAGGCAGACGGAGAAGGCGCAAGTGGTGGCCCATCTGGGACATTCCACAAGCAATATCAGAAAGCCGGTAATGATGTTCAGGCCCGCATAAGTATCAAGCGAGCCGCTAAGCATAAGGGTGTTGACACTAGTCAATGGTAATTTAAAGGTAATATATTATGACCACTTTAGCATCGGGTAAGATCGCCGAGGTTCTATTTGAGAACGCTCTAGATACTTACGAAGACCAAATGATGTTAGTCGATAAGACTGATGTTTTCACGCCAGATCCTGGCACCATGCAGAACGCCAATAATGTTATTTGGCGACCTGTTCAACAACACGCACCAATATTGGACGGCTTTAGCTTAACAGGCCAAGAGCAGGAAATTATCGAGGAGACCTACCCGGCAGTATTGGGCGCTCCAACGAATGATTTCGTACAGCAACGAATTGATAACCTTAGAGATTCTACATTCTGGGAGCGTCGAGGCAAGCAGGCAGGTAAGCAGCAAGCAACGGAGCTGAACAAGCGAATTGCTGAGCTTATTAAAAACTCAGGCTCGCTTTACTATGAGTCAAATGTTACTAGCGGGTTTGACTTTATCTCGGAAGCTCAGGCTCTTATGAATGAGCGTCAAGGCAATCACACTCGTAGATGTTTCGTTCTGAATGACCGGGATAATCAAACGTTTGGCCAGGACTTGGCTTCACGACAAACCCTTAAAGGCCAACCTGCTGATACGTGGAAGACTGGCCAAATCGGTTCAAATGTTGCTGAGTTCGATCTTTTCGTAGGTTCGTTTAATCCCGTCCTAACTGGTGGTGCAGCAGTAAGCACGACTACAACAGCTTCGGCCTCGTTTGCACCTGAGGGCGGTTCTGTTGATCCATCCACAAGCATCGTGACCAACGTTGATTATCGTGTAGCAACTATCGCGGTAACAGCATCGGCAGGCTACGATATTGGTGATAAGTTCACTATCGATAATGGCGGCACGCCTATTCAGTCTCTCGGCCTAGCTGATAAAAGCGCAACAGGTCAGGATATGACGTTTACCGTTGTTGCCAAACCTACGGGAACCTCTTTAACGTTCTTCCCCAAGCCTATTGCGGCTGACGACGGTGCGTTGAGTGTGACTGAGCTGGCGTATGCTAACGTTGACACTACTATCACTAGTGGCGCAACAATAGAGCGTATCAATACTCAAGCAACTAATAAGACTAACCTGTTTTGGGATGTTGACGCTATCGAGGTACTTGGTGGTGATGTACCAATGGAGCTTATGGGACAGTTTGACGGGATGAAAGTTATCTCTGAAACCATGAGCAACGGTCTTAATATGTATATGATTTACGATGCAGAATTGGCCGGTTTAACGCTGCGATATAGGTTGTTTACATGGTATGGTTTAACCATGAAAGACCCGTCTCGTGCAGGTGTTGCTGTAACAATCTAATCTACGGGGGCCTTCGGGCCTCCACTCATTTGAGGTTTTAGTGATGAGCTGTATTTTATATAAAGACGGACAAGAAGAGCGCGTCAAAGCTGAGTTTGTAGAGCATATGCTTAGACATGGTTATTCAGCATCTCCCAAGGTTAAGCCAGTTGAATCCAAAGGTGATAGCTCCCTGCAAGCTGATTTAGTGCTTGAGGAAATTAAGAAGACGATCAAAGTTCCAGCTAAGAAAGCGGTCAAATCAGGGGATAAATAATGCCGACTAAGACCAAGGGCGACATTGTTAACAAGGCCTATTCATGGCTTAGAATCAGCGGGTTGACCCGCAAGCCTCAGCCTAATGAAGTTGAAAACGCTCTAGATGTTTTGGAGAGCATGGCCTATGAGCTGGACTCACGGAATATATGCACCTCTTTCAACTTTGAAGATGTGCCAGACCCTGCGACAGAAAGCGGAATCGATAATCCTTTTTTTTGGGCCGCATCTATTAATTTGGGCGTAAGAATGGCTCCAGATTTTGGCAAAGTTGTCACGACAGATCAGCGCATGCAAGCTAATCAAAGTATGTCTAATTGGTCGGCTAGAGCATCCGTAACTAATCCTATTGGACATCCTCGCAGACAAGCCAGAGGCAGCGGCAACAACTTCCGCGGGCCAAACTGGATTCGCTATTACAAAGACGCACCCAATGCTCCTATCTCATGCGATACCGAGACGATCACGCGCGGATCTATTAACGACTACACATTCTCTATTGTTGACTATTTACAAGATGGCGAGACAGTCACAAGCCGCACCACATCAGTAACTACAGGCCTTACATTATTGATCGATGACTTCGCCAGCCCTATATTTTCATACCGCGCTGAAGCAAACATTAATGCGCAGAATTTTCAGCAAGTGCAATTCACGGTTAACACCAGCATTGGACGAACGCAGTTGTTTACAATTAACTTCTCAGCTGTTGGCGCGACACTTATCAACTAATCTGGCAGGGTGTTATAATTGCTCAAACATAGGCTTACTAGATGCAAATACCACTAATCAAAGGGGATGCAGTAGACGATAACGTCGATTATCGTGACGCCCTACCCGTCAATATGACCGCCATAAACCACCCTATCAAGGGTGCTCAGGGCTACATGTACCAATGGTTTGGTCTATCTTTATTTGCTGATGGCGAGGGTGTTGATCGTGGCGCAAGGTGGGTATCTAGGTCTGATTTTCAAGGCCACTATCGAGTAAGTGGCAATTCATTTATTAAAGTTAACTCAAATGGATCGACTACGGTTCTTGGTGTCGTTCCCGGTTCTGAGCAAATTCGAATAGCATTCTCCTTCAATAATATCGCTATCGTTGCTGATGGTAATCTTTACTACTACAACCCGGACGATGGATTTAGACAGATTGTTGACCCTGAAATTGGAAGCCCTATAGATATAGTTTGGGCTGATGGCGTCTTTATACTTACCGATGGCGAGATCATATACCACTCAGATATTACCAACGAAGAAGAGTACTTAGTTTTAGATTTCGCTACTGCTGAATTCAGGCCTGATGTTACTTACGGCCTCGGAATCAATGAAGACAACGAACTAATAGCGTTTGGTGAGAACACCACTGAATACTACACAAACCAAGGAAAGCAAAACTTTCAGTATGCTCGTATAAGTCTTAAAGCGTTAAAGCTCGGCATCCTTGGTACCCACTGCAAAACCGAGAAGTCAGCTACTTGGTTTGTGGTCGGTCGCAGAGAAGAATCAAGCCCTGGCATTTACATAGTGCAAGGCGGTGGGTCTAAGCGCATTAGCTCTAGAGAAGTCGATAAAATCCTTGATGAAACATCAGACGGCGGACTTAGATCGGTAACGATGGACTCAATCATTGTCGACGCCATTAATTACGTGATCATTCATCTTCCTAATCAAGTGTTGCTGTATAACCAAAACATTGGCGATGCTCTAGGTACTAATGTCGCTTGGACTATATTACGATCAGATGTTAGTGGTACCAAGATTTACAGAGGTAAGAACTTTGTGCGGTCATCGGATACGTCAAAATGGATCGGAGGAGATAAGCGAGGTGGAAACATTGGATTTCTTGACCCTTCAGTCGCTACTCATTATGGCGATATTGCAGAGTGGTTATTATTCACACCGCTGGTGAACATGGAGACCAGAAGCGTTGACGTTCTTGAGCTTGAGACTATTCCCGGTGTTGCCCCTGACGAGGACGCTACTTTATTCTTAAGTCAAACGGTAGATGGCAAGGTATGGTCAAATGAGGAAGTCGAGCTATACGCTGAGAATCTTGATTATGACCAGCGTTTTTATATTCGTGGCCTTGGTTATGTCCGCCGCTTTATAGCTTATAGATTCCGGGGTGCGTCTAGGTCTAGGATGTCATTCGCATTTTTAAATATCGAGGCTAGCTAATGGCTGTAGCTGATTTGGTACTTAGGGCTAGATTAAACTACGACAGCGTTGAGGAAGAAACTGGCTGGAAGCACTTGATGATCAATGATTATCTTGGCATCACTCAAGTTGAGGATGTTTTTGCAGATCAGATTGACATTAACACGCTGAATATTGAAGCCAATACCGCTGCGATACTGATTAACAGTGCTGATATAGCTACAAATGCCGCTGCTATCATCGTTAACGCTTCGGACATATTGGTTAATGCAGCTGCGATACTCGTAAACCTAAACAACATTGAAGATGTAACTCAGTTGGTGGGCGCACTTATGATACAAAACGGTAAGCTACAGGCTGAGATACTAAGCAATAGGTCAATTATGAACGATAACTCACAACTGGCGGGCCGAGTATGACAATCACAGTTAATGTCGGTCAGGCGGTAATAGATATCCCGGCAACTACAGATACCACTGTATTAAACCCTGTAGCGCCAAGTATTAGAGAAGGCATACAGGGCGCCAGCCTGCACAACACTACAGGCGCGACTATTGACGTTGACTTCTACGAGAGTCCGGATCTTACTATTGCTAGCGGTATACTAATCGCTGAATACCCCACATTGGCAGCTAATGGTTCTATAGATGTTGGCGAGATAATTGGCCAAGGCTACGAGGTTGGGCAGAATATAATAGTCTTCGCCAGTGCGATCGGGACAAATATTAAGATCACTAAGACGGTGACTACATGAGTACGGTAGCCAGCATAAATGATAAGCGAGACAAGATTGCCTTTATCGCGGAGGAGTTTAAAAAGTATCCTCAAGTCGATTGCCCGGTAACTCATAGATTCTCTAAGGGTGTATATCTGCGAGAGATATTCATGCCGAAAGATACAATTATCATTGGTAAGATTCACGCGACTGAGCATTTTAATATATTGCTTAAAGGTGATGTCACTGTGATAACAGCGGCTGGACAGGAGAGGCTGAAGGCTCCTTATACATTTATTAGTGGTGCTGGAGTGCAGAAGGTCGTTTATATGCACACAGATTGTATTTGGCAGACTATACACGTTACTGAAAGTACGGATTTAGAGCAGATTGAAAAAGAGGTTATAGTGGAAAGCTATGGCGAACTAAAAATAGATAGCTTGATTGAGCAAGCAAAGAGGTTATCGGTATGAGCTGGGGAATGGTTGCAGTTGCAGCGGCTACGGTCGTTGGTGCGGTTATAAATAGTAACTCGAATAAAGAGTCCTCCAAGGCTCAGCAGGCCTCGCAAAGGGAGGCTATGAGTGTTGAGGAGCGTATGTTTCAAGACTCTCTAGAATTGCAGCAACCTTATCGAGAGGCTGGCTATGGAGCGCTAGAAGGCCTTCAGGGTATGCTAGATCCGGAGGCTAGAGGTGAAATGCTGACGGGTTACTATGAAAGTGATGAATACGCGGCACTATCAGACCAAGCCTCCTCTGACATACTGAGAACTCAGGGTGCAACTGGTGGCCTTAGAAGCGGCGCAAGTGAGGCGGCAATAGGTCAGATTGCGCCTCAACTCGGTCAACAATTTATGGCTGGTCAGCAAAATCGATTAACAGGCATTGCTAACATGGGCATGGGTGCCGCGTCTCAAGGTGCGGCTGGGGCTCAAGCGTTGGGCTCGTCTCTTGGTATGAGGCTAGGAAACATAGGCCAAATACAGGGTCAAGCTGCAATCAATCAGGGCAACATATACGGTCAGGCGGCGGGTACTCTTGGAGGTATGGCGTCCAGCTATTTCAATAATCGGGGTCAAGGCGGTGGCGGAAATGTCTAACGGATTTGTAAATGCTGGTCAGGTTGCGCTAAGTACGGCTGAGGGCTTGCAGGGTATGCGTATGCAAAGACAGCAATATGATATCACTGAAGAACAGCGTCAGTTCCAGCGAGATGATAGAGCGGCGATTCAGCAGGAAGAAATGAAGCGAATTGAGACTCTAAAAGAGGGTGCTGCCTTGCTAGAAAGTGAAGACTCTTTGGCTTTGGCTCAGTGGGCAATAAGAAACCCTAAGCATAGGGAGACGTTTACAAGGGCTATCGACTTGCAAGACAAGTTCTCATCTAGGCCTAGACTATCTGTAGCTAAGGATGTTCTAAGTGGTCGAATGGAAGCCAGAACAGCATATCAGGCGAGAGTAGAAGAAATTGAATCTAAGGGTGGTGATGCGTCAAAGCTAAAAGAGGCGCTCAATACTAAGTCAGATGCCGAGCTTAAATCGATGGCTGAAAAAGATGTTGCCATGATCGATCCTAAAGCTTATGAGAATTACTCTAAAACTCTAGGTGGCGGCGATCAAACTAAGGTTCTACCCATAAGCATGAAGGACTTCACTGTTGAGTCAGTAGCCGCTTATGAGCAGAGCGGCGACAAGGGCGATCTTGTTCGATTCCGCTCCAAGACCATAGATATCAATGGCGTTCCGTATCAGCAAGACGAAATCACAAAGCAATGGATACCTGTTGTTGATGTTAAATCTGGGCGGGTTTCCGATGACGCTAAGGCTATGGCTAATATTGAAGCTGACAAGAAATCACGAGTGGACTTTGCTGAGCAGCAAGGCGAGTGGCGCAAAAGTAAGAGCAAGTATAGAAGCAAGATTGGCTCGGCTAAGTCTAGCCAAAAGATAATGAAAGCTACGGCTGATGAGATTAAAAAGAATCTAAACAATTGGTCAACTAAGCATGGTGCGTCACTTTCTGGATTGCCGGGAACTCAAGCAAGAAAGCTCAAGGGCTTAATTAACACGCTTAAGGCTCACTCCGCATTCACCACATTAATTGACCTGAAAGAATCGGGCGGCTCATTAGGCGCTATATCTGGCTCAGAGCTTGTGCTATTAGAAGCTAAGCTTGGTGCGCTCGATCAAAAAGGTGATAACGCTGAAATGATACGGGTTATCGATCAAATACTTGAGGCAAGCCAAAGCAGCATTACTAGGCTTGAAACCGCATACAAAGACGATAACGCGATGTATACGTCTGGCTTTGATAGCATGATTGAATCTCAAGGCGGGCCAAGTCCTGAGGCTCCAGCAGCTCAAGACGTATCACAAGATCAGCAGGCTATTGACTGGGCTAGAGCTAATCCAGATGATCCGAGAGCCGCACAAATACTACAAATGCAAGGCGCTAGATAATGGCTTTTGATCCAGATGCTTACATCGCCTCTAAGGCTCAGCCCGCTTTTGATCCAGATGCTTATATAGCGTCTCAGGAAGTGCCAGAGGTTTTTATTCCTGAAGACCCTACTGACAGCATAGCTCCAATCCCGGAAGCGCCAGAAAGAACCCTTGGTGAGACGGCTGAGGGTGTCTGGGAGACAGGAAAAGCTCTCGCTACCGGTGCAACAACTGGCCTAGTTGGATTGACTGGCGGCACGATTGAAGGCGTTTTAAAAGAGGTCGCTGCTGGAAAGTTTGGCACGGCCGAGGCCGCCGAAAGAATCAAAGCCTTGGCTACACAGCGTATGGGTGAATTTACTAACACGCCAGAATCAGAAGCTGGGAAAGAGTTTTTAAAGGCTACAGGTAAGGCTTTAGCTCCACTCTCGGCTATTCCGCCTTTGGCCGAAATACAAGCTATCACTATGGGCACCAAGGCCCCTTTAAGCTTGGCGTTCAAACGTAGCTCGCCAACTAAAACAAAGGTTGCTGAGCTTGTCGAGAAGAACTCAGACCCTGCACAAATCAAAAGCTTTTCAGCTAAGGCGTTTGATAAATCAATCCCTGCCCAAAAACTTGGAATAAACAAAAAAGCCGCCAAGTTTGCCGAGAAGCAAGGCATGGACAAAGGGACTATTGACCTTGTTCGCAATGCCAGTGCAGCCGATAAGGGCGCAATGCGTAAGGCTATAAAGATACTGAAGGATAATAAGCGCCAAACATCGGAAGGCAAGACTGGTGCTGTCACTACTCGGCCGGGAGATGCGGCGGGTGACTTGCTTTATCGTCGTCTAAAGACCGTTGAGATTATGAACAAGAAGGCTGGTCAAGCGGTCAATGTTGCAGCAAACAAACTCAAGGCTAAAACGGTCGATCTGTCTCAGGCGCACAATAGCTTCATACAAAAAATGGAAGGCATGGGGATAACATTTTCCGAAGTTAAGGGAAAGCTTGTCGGTAAGTACGAAAACTCAGAGTTTGCGCGATCGGCTGGCACCCAAAAAGCATTAGATTATTTTGCTAATCGATCAAAAAAAGAAAAGATTAATGGGTTGTCGGCACATCGACTAAAAAAAGTGATTGATGGATCTGTTGAGTTCGGCAAAAAAAGCACCACAGACCCCATATTAAGCAAGGGTGAGAGCCTTCTTAAGGGGTTGAGAAAGGATATAAACGACACGCTTTCCACGTCATCAAAAGCCTATGGTGACGCCAATAAAAAGTTCTCTGACACTGTTGGCGCAATAAATGACTTCAAAACGATTGTAGGAAAAAAGTTTGATCCAGCCTCGCCAGATGCAAACAAGAAGCTTGTTAGTCAGGTGCGCACATTGATGAGCAATAACACAAACCGAGTGCCAGCCATGGAGGCAATCAACGGACTGCAAGAAGTGGCGAAAAAGTACGGCGCAAAGTTTCCAGATGACGTCATGAAACAAGCTGTGTGGATGGATGAACTAGAGAAGCTGTTTGGGTCGTCAGCTCCTATGTCATTTGCTGGGCAAATCGAAAGAGCAACAGGTCGAGTTTCTGAGCAAGCCATACGGTCAGCGGCTCAGGGAGGATTTACAGGACTTGCTGTGGAGGGCGCCCTTGCCGCTAAAAATATAGCCAAACGCGTCAATGAGGAGAATCTAATTAAATCTATCGAGCAGTTGCTTTCTTCGGCCCAAAAACGCTAAAAGCAATGACGGATAACCACGCCACGAGTAGAGCGGGATGAATCATAAACAGAGCGCTACCAAAGGCTATTGTCAGTATCAGCATAAATATTATCATTTAATCACCTGTGTATTTTTTACACACTATAACACCCACAAACTAAATCAAAAAGGGTTACATCATGACAGCGGTATTTTTAGGCATTGAATATTTCCCAGATCCAACACAAGGCAGGCCTGTTTTTAACGGCTTTGTATTTGTTGGCGAACCCGATGAAGATCCAGAGATAGCGGCAAATCAGAAGCAAGTCACGCTCTTACTGCAAGACGGCTCTAGTGTTGATGTTGGCCAGCCATTGAGAACGGGTGCGGGCGGCGTTGTCATGTATCAAAACTCCCCTGTAAGAATATTGGTTGACGGAGCCTTTGCGATAAAGGTTTTAAACTCAAGCAGCAAGCAAGTTTACTATGTGCCTAATAACGTTGGGTTTATTGATGCTAGCGATGTTTCGTACACCTCGGCAGCTACCGTAGAGGACCGGCTAGGCAATACCGGGGTTGCAGACTATATAGAATTTCGCGCTATTATCATTGCTGAGCTGCAAGATAACGACCCCATTAATGTAGCGGTTAGGTTAGCCGGGTTTAATGGTGGCGGCGGGCCTTTTGTTTGGTCTGCCACCAACCTAACGGCAGAGGTCACATCTGACCCTCAGGGCGGGAAATATGTCGCGTCAAACTCTGATATCACGGGAGGGCTTGGTGCATGGGTGCGTGTGAGAGATGGAGATGAAGTCTATTTAGAAGACTTCGGGATATTCCAATCTGCCACAGGTACGGCAAACTCCTCTGCATTTGCAGGCATGAAAACATTCCTCGACGCAAACACGGGAATTATCCGAGGCCAGAAAGCCACTTACGCTTTTGATGCTGAAGTTATAATTGACGGATCTCGTTGGAATATTGATTTAAACGACGCTGTTTTTGACTTTAGCGCTGCAACGGGAACTATCAGCAATCAAGCGTGTTTAACCATTGAGGGTGCAGGTGTAACGCAAATCGAGAGTTTGAACGTATCAGCATCGGCCGGTGATAAATCGATTGAATTAACATCGTCGCCGAGTTTGGTTGCTGGAGATCTAATACTTCTCCATGATCCAACTGATTTTAGCTACACCGGATTTAGAGTGCAAAATCAGAAGGGTGAATTTCAGGTCGTTGACGCGGTCTCAGGTTCGACTGTGACACTTAGGGATGGGCTCAGGTTAGGTTATGGTTCATCGCCAACTATAGTTTACATTGTCGCTATAGCTGATGGGTATTGGAAAAACTTTAGCGTTATAGGTGCGGGTGGTAATAATGTATCTGACAATTCGGCTACTGATATCTCATTTAGATATTGCCGGGGCGCTATCGATAACGTTGATTGTGGTGGTTCAGATAATACATCAATGACATTTGACATGTGCTACGAGCTGCATGGTACAAATCTTGGTACTAAACAAGTTACAGACATAAATACATTCAACACTAATTACGGCTTTAGATTTAACAGCTCTGATAAGTGCACAGCGAGCGGGGATTTTACAGGCTTTAGACATGGTATAGATTGCGGGCCAGTATCTGGGGTTGTAACCGGCGGCATTAGAAAGATCTGTATAAGCTGCACATGGGTCAACTCGACATGTACGGGTAATTTATCGCTGCTAAACGTTAATGCTGCAAATGTTCACGGTGCGCAAGAAGGTTGCGGAATGGATAACGTGCATGTTTACGGCGGTGGCGTTGGGTATTCCGGCAATCAGTTTTTCTTTAAGGGCGGGAGTATTAATGTGCCAACTTTAGCAACTATCGCGCCTATTTATACGCCGTTTGAGCTATCGGGATTTGATCACATACTAGGCACTGCTGATACTGTTGTTAATTATTACAGCGATGTAAACATGGGTAGTGGTCGGCAGCTTATCGATATAGGCAATCAAGTTGGGTCAGTTTTAGATGCAAATACATTGTACGGTGGAGTCACTAGAATATCAGGGCAAATCAACGCGCCAAATGCTACAGGCGATTTTGTACGGTTTGAAAATCGCGGCTACACTGGCGATAAATACGGCATATCGTTTAGAGATCTAAAGCTAAACGCGCCAAATATTGGTGAGATAATCGATTTTGATGCTGGTACTGGTGACGATCCAGAATTTGCAGAGTTTTCCAATGTAGACCCCGGGGGTGTGACTTTGTACGTTGCAGGTGCGGGTAGTGTTACAACTAAAATCCGAGGATTGAGAGTTGCGGGAACTGAGACTATAACTGTGACGAACTCAAGCGATGTATTTACTACCGCTGTAGTTTTGCCTACCGGATTTGGTAAAAACCCCAACGTGCAAATCACAGGCGAGGGGGCTAACGTTGGCGGTGACCCATACAATACTTTTTATCAGGGTATATCTGCCACGGGATTCACTGTAGGCATTCAGACCTCGGACGGGGGCAATTTCGCGGCGGGTGATACTGCTTCCGTAAGTTGGGTTGCAGAACTTAACGAATACTAACCGCGAAGTTGTCCATCATTTCCCTGCAACCTTCGGGGGTGAAGTGGACGTTATCGGTCAGCATGTCTCGATCAGGGAATGATTGAGCATCGTCGAAAGCTATCGTCCATAGATCATTTATTTCTGCTTCTTCATTCATTGCAATTCTTAGCGCGTCGTAATGTTCCGGCTGTGCTTTTTTGTGATAGCCAACTGTTGATATGTAGACCGGGACCGTGCCTATATCACTATAGATTTTGCTGAAGTAATTTATACTCTGGCTGACGTAAACATTCGGATCTTTTTTATTGCCCGCATCAGACTCACCGTGAATAAAGAATATCCCTGCAAATTCCCCGCTCAATCCATTGTAGTTATTGATTAGTCGCTTAATCGGTGCGCCGCCTTCTGCAATCATATAAACATCATGACCGTAAGTGTGTGTAAAGTACGACCAATCACAGCGTAAAGCGTTGGATTGCCCGGTGATTAAATACGTCTTGCTTGGCTCTACAGGAGCTACAGTCGCAACATTCTGATTTGTCGTTGAGCTTTTACCGCAACTAATTAGAGTCACTAAAATTAATACCAATAAATACTTCATGTTAAATATTGCCCTTCCTTTGATTTGAATTAACCGAACGCCACATATCGATCTGTGTTGATGCGGTAAGCCTCTGATTGTTCATGCTATGAAACTCTTCGTTTGCTTGCCTAAGATTTTCTAGGTGCGCGATATTGTCAGGATGCCCCTCAGACTTCTTTAGCTTGTCAGCAGCACTACCGCTTTCTATCTCGTTATACAGTAGGGCCACAACGGACTTCTTCATGCCATCAAGAGCGGTGGCACGAGCCTTTAATCTTGCGCACTCCTTGTCTGTATTCTTTAAAAAGTCTAAAGCTTTCTCTGCATCTGTTAAATCAATCATCTATCACCTCGTATCTTGGCTTGCCATAAAATTTCTCTTTCCTGTCCAGCGGAGTTAGCCCGCACCGATCGCCGTTGTGCCATTTCACAATCCAAGTACGGTATGAATTCACGCGTATAACCTCGCCGGTTTTAAATGCTTTATTATCAATTACTTTCATTTGCATTCCGTAAAAGTCAGCGTCGTCTTCTCGACCTTGCCCTTTTCTTGGGTGAACCTGATGCTTTTGATGAACGCGGCCGAATCATCAACAAGTAGCCCGGCATGTATGAGTCCATCAATAACTGCCTTTGCGGAGATACCGTCAATGTCTGCGAGTCTTTTTCGTACTGAGTGCACAACAAGGTCATGCGGTGTGTTAAGTCTATTAATTTCTTTCTCTCCCAGCAGTTCATTCCAAGTAATCTATTCCACGTTGGCAGCGGAAAAGGTAGTTCGATAACAATCATATTTTAATTACACCCTGCTCTATGCGCCTTTTAAGCGTTCGGTATACGCCACATATAACACGTCTATATATTTCACTATTGGGAATATCAGCCACACGGGTGCGCGCGTCAATAATATCGTGGCAAGCGCTACAGCAATCAGCGCCCCACCAATCAGGGGATTTAAAACCCATTCCCTTATCCTCACAAGGCGCATGAGCAAGTACTACCGTTTCTGTGTTTCCGTTGCAATATGGATATAGCTGTACTGTGCATTCTTGCCCCCTCGCTGCTTTAGTTAGTTTAGACATCGCGTCTACTCATCAATACGCCCATCACTAAAAATACCGCGCCCGTAAATGCACATACCGCTATTGTTTCAAACATTATTCACTCTCCTCTACCCGTCCTTGGGTATGGTTATGGATGTTTACTTGGTCATAGTCTCAACAAAATCAGAAGACGAGGCGTTTACATCAATATTCGGGATGATGCTTTGAGGCTTCCAGATAATGCGGCTATGGTACGTACTGACCTTTATTGCGCCTAATTGCTCAGCAAAATATGTGACATTGTCAGATAGCCCCAAGAAGTGCTTCTTGAAAGCTTTAGGCCCGGTCTTACATGTAACCTCAAGTTGTCGATTGCTATCCTTGATTGAGCACCTACCCTCAACAGTCAGCATGTACTCACCATTTATGCCGTTGTAAAAAACAATGCGCCTTTGTATCTCGAACATATCGCCAGCCTTTGAGAGGTTGCGAGAGGCCGTTTGCGCATCACGCTCGCAGCCAGTTACAAGAATGGTAAGTGCTACAGTTAAAATAATTAAAGTTTTCATTTCTGTCCTTTGGGTATGGCTGTTAAGTTAAAACGGGATGTCATCGTCAAAATTATCTATTGCTGGGGGCGGTGGCTGCTGAGCTTGAGGGGCTACGGTTTGAGCAACCTGCGCATGACCTTGAGCATGAGCTTCATTTCTTTGCGTGTCAGACCAGAACACCTTACAGTTTCCGAGGATGTTTCCTTTGATGCCGTTGTTTTTTTCATCCTTGCTTACGTTCTGAGTGATCATGCCGCTGTTGCCGTACTGGTCTTTTATATCGATCTCTATAAACACGGTGGCATCTAAGTACGTGCCTTTACTCCCGGCAACCAGTCTTGCCTTGTCTATCTTCATTACATCTAAATTCAAACTTACGCCTATCTTCATTATTTAATCCTGTTTTAGTTTTTTTAAGTGCTCAATATCGCTTTTGCTTAACTGCTTAGCAACGAGTCTCTTTTCCATACCTTCAAGCTCATCTGTAAGCTCAGTTACGGCGGGATCATCACTTGCTATCAAATCAGATATCTGAGTAGCCGTCCTGATAATGTCATCAAAGCCGCTGTTTATTAGCTCTCTAAGTAGGGCCTTGCTTGACGATATCTCACCTTTTTTGAATGTATTTGTGAGTGATGACATAACGTCATGACCTACAGTCTGCGAGAATATAGTCATGCCTAGGCCGTCTTGCCTTGAGAGTAAATCCTCAAAATTCGCTTGCTGTATATCGCTATGTAGCAATGGCTCAGCCTCTCTGCTCTCGTCGTTCTCGCCAGTCTCCAAGCTAAACAGCTTAAGCATTGCGTGTTTGGTCGCGTAGCTTGCAGCCTTGCCGGGGGCCTTGTCGCCATTGTCAGCCGCGTGCGCTTCGATGCGAACGGGTATAGAGTCCTTTGGGTCATCTATGTTTACGAAATTAATAACGTAAGCGCCAGAGTACAAGAGCATGTTAACGCCATTAGCCTTGTCTCTTCGCTCTAGTATCTCGCCTTTCTCTTGCTGTATAACCACCACTATTCCGTTATCCACAAGCGGCTGGCGAAGCACAGACGTAACCTTGTCGTGGGTAACTGCTAGATACCCTTGGACTTTGGCGTCTTTCTGGATATATTTAATTTCCTGCATCACCGCATTAACGCGCTGGTAAATGTTTCTTGATTGGTCTTGTATCTCTGGCATATTCTGCACCCTCCTTATAACCTATATAATAATCGTTAGTCCTACCGCTTGAAACTGGTCTCGATTTCTTCCCGTCCAATCGTCCCCTTGAGAATTCTAGTGATATAATCATGATCTGCCCCTAGTCGTTTTGCTACTAATCGTTTGTGTGCGTCTGATTCATCAATCGGCCCAATCACATATAGATCTTGTACGGCGTCGGCCATGTTGATTACGTTAAGCATTGGTAACTAGCCTCTTCTGCGCCTTAAGCGTTCTGAGTATTTTGCCCATGGGAATTGGGTTTATCCCACGGCGCCGGTAATAGACGTAATCCTTGAGCATCTTGCGCTTAAGCTGTAAGTACTGAGACATTGTCATTTGCACCACCTCCTCATAGCTAGAAAATATCTAATCTGTTGCGGTGTCATTTCCTGAATTAGTAAGTCTCGCCAGCTTTTCATCTTAATCCCCGATTGATTAATTGCTTAATATGAATTAATATTAATACTATACATTGGAGGTGTCAACAAATTAATACAGATAGATTGACAGTAGAGGAATGGCTAGCCGAGAATGACCTTAAACAGTCAGACCTAGTTAAGCTAAGCGGCGTGTCTCGGCAGCTTGTTAGTCAGGCTAATAGACTCGGCCACCTTGTTATCATTAATAGCAAGGGTAAGCATTGCCTTGTGCCGGCTAGATATCGGGAGTCATATGAATAATGGGGGAGATCACACTCATCAGATATGCCGCGGTAGGTGACACATGCATATTTGGCATACTGATTGTTGGAGCTCGGGTATTCAGCACGCTAGAGCTCCCTTGGCGCAACAATGAGCGCAATCGTTCATGCATTCCCGCCGGCGAGTATGACTGTGACTACATGAGGCGATCATCTAGCGGCAAATACCGCGGTTGTTTTCATATAAAGAATGTTGCCGGCCGATCACAAATACTTATTCATAATGGAAATGTGCCGGCGCATACAAAGGGCTGCATTATTATTGGGCGTAAAGTTGGCACCCTTGCCGGCCGGCCCGCGGTACTTAATTCTATATCCGCACTTCGTGAGCTCGGCGCCGCGGTACCACATCACAATAAACTGAGGGTAATATAATGGATTGGCTAATGACTGTTTTAAGTAGCTCCGGGCTAGGGTCGATTGTTGGTCTTGCCGGCGGCTTAATTACAAAGCGTCTCGAGCTCAAGCAAGCAGCACTCGAGATGAACTTCGAGCTGAAAATGCGCGATAAGGACTTGAAAGAGGCAGAGCACGAACGCGGGCATGAGCTCCAAATGGCCGACAAGATGGTGGAGCGAGCTCAAGTAGAGGGTGAAATTAAGGTGGAGGCGCTCGAGGTGGGCGCATTTCAGGAAAGTCAAAAGTCCAATAAGGTGGATGGCTTTCTAAGATGGGTTCGACCTGGCATCACCTTTTATATGTTGCTCGCCTCGAGCGCTTTATTCGCTGTCGTTTGGCATAAGGTCGGCGGCTTGAACAGTATCCCAAGCGCTGAGCTCGTCGAAATGCTTATGATGATGATTAGCGCCGCCATATTTCTAACTGTTACATGCGTGTCGTGGTGGTTCGGTAGCCGCGGCGGAAACATAGGTAAGGGCAAGAAATGAAATACTTATTACTATTACTACTAACAAGCTGTTCATCCACAGCTTGTATACAGGGTATCAACAAACCTATCCACAATTTTGATCTGCCAATAAATTATTACGAAGGAATTGCATAATGAGCGCACTAAAACAAATACGAGAAATGCAGGATCGACTAAACATTATCGATGTACAGATGGCCGAGCTAGACGAAAAGCGAGACCCTCTAAAAAAGGAGCGCGAAGAAATAAACAGCAAAGTGGAGCTGGCAATTGAAGCCGTTGCGGAGGTGCGCGAAGAA